CAAATGGTGGGTATATCCAAAGGTAGTGTGTTTAATTTATTACACGAGATGTATAAAAAAATAAAAAGCAAACTATAATGAACGATTTATATAATATTGAGATTTTGGAGGGATTATCAAAAATAGAAGATAGTTCAATTGACTGTATTATAACATCACCCCCTTATAATAAATTTGGGTTAAATAAATTCAAACACAGAAAAATTGATTACGATATATATTCTGATGATATACCAGAAGAAGAATATCAAATTAACCAAATAAAGGTATTAGATGAATTTTTTAGAGTTATAAAACCAAATGGGTCTATATTTTATAATCACAAAAATAGGAGGGTAAATAAAACAGAATATAGCCCACTAGAATGGATTCTTAAATCAAAGTTAAATTTATATCAAACTATAATTTGGAATCGTAATCAATCCCCTTCAATAGGTAATACTTTTTTACTACCAACTTACGAATTAATTTTTTGGATGACTAAAACAAATAAAACACCTAAAATATATCGTAATAGGTTAGATAGTATAAAAGATATTTGGAACATATCCCCAAGTAGAAGTAAAACTCATCCGGCAACCTTTCCTGAAAAATTAGTTGAGAATTGTATTTTATTAACCACTAATGAGGGTGATATTATTTTAGATGGATACGCTGGCGTTGGGACAACTTTAAATGTATCCAAAAGATTAAATAGAAATTATATTGGATTTGAAATATCTCAAAATTATATAAACGAATATAAAAACAATTTATAATGTTAGAACTAATCATATTATCGGTATCAATGGGTTTCTTATTTATTCACGCAGAACCCCTTATTTTATTAAAACGAGTGTTAGGCTTTAAAGAGGAACAATACGATAACTACGGGGTTAATAGGAGGTTTATTTACCGATTACTAACTTGCGTAATGTGTGTTAGTTTTTGGATTGGGGTGATATTATCATTAATATTTAATTTATCCTTTTTTGATTTATTACTAACATCAAGTGTCTCATCTGTATTGGGTGCATATATTGAAAAAAAGTTAAATGATTAATAGATATTTATATATATGGAATACGACGATAATTTAAAACTATTAGGGGACTTATTAATTGAGTTGGAGGGTAAATCAAAGATATTAGATGCTCAAACTAATTTAATGTTTAAACTTAACAATTACTTTTTCCCTAAGAACTTAGAGTATGGTAAGTCCTGTGGAGGTTGTCGTAGTAGGGTGTATAAGCGTTTAAATAATTTCTATAATGACATCAAAAATAATTCAGCAAATTGAGGATTTGGATAACGTATCTTATAATCTATTACAATATATCAGGGGTATTTTTATAGATGAATATTTAGACACTAGACAAGATATTGATTATAAATTTAAAAAGCAAATAATTGATTTATTGGATGATTCTTATGTTCATATCTACGCAATATTAATAAATAAGTTTTTAGATAATGATAAACTAAAATCACTAGCAAAGAATTTGACTAGGGACTTATTATTTTTAGATAAATTATTGGAGGAGTATATTGAGATAGTTTCAATTTTACCAACCCACCACTTAATGTGCTTACAGTTCATAAAAAACAATTTATTGGAAACTGAAAAATACGAAGTGTTATCTAATATCAATAAATTTTTTGATTTTTTATTACAAGAATTTGAAATAAACGGATTATTAACAGAATAAACTTAGTAACAAATATTACAATAAATGGGAAAAATGGAAAAACACAAGGAATTACTAATTAAATCACTAGAAAAAAACTTAGGATTAGTAACCCAATCCTGTAAAGAAGTCAGAGTTGATAGACAAACTCATTATAGGTATATGAGGGAAGACCCCGAATATAAAAGACGAGTAGATGAAATAAACGAAATCACAATTGACTTCGTAGAGCGTAAGTTATTTGAAAAAATTGAAGAGGGTGAGGAGAAGTGTATCTTATTTTTTATGAAGTATAAAGGTAAAGATAGGGGATATACTGACAGACAAGAGATTGATATTACCACTAATGGTAAGATTAAGATTCAATTTGGTAACGACGAGGACGAGGATGAAGATAATATTTTATTAAATGAATGATGAAGTAATAATAGAGTTATATACCCCCTACAAAAAGCAGAGGGAAATACACTACGCCTTAAATGATAAGAATATATTTGGGGTAACAGTAGTGTGTGGAAGGCAGGTGGGTAAAACACTATTAGGTATTAATCAGGCTTTAATGTGGGGATTAACCCAAAAGAATCAAACTATAATGTTTGTATTACCCGCTGACTCACAAGCATCCAAAGTATATAAGCAAACGATAGAAGCGGTAATCAATACTAAACTGATTAAGTCACATAAGGGTCAATCGGGGAGTTCTGAGATAGTATTTAATAATGGGTCTAAGATATTATTCAGAAGTGCTTTACAAGAGGATACGCTAAGGGGTTACTCTATTAATTATCTTATTATTGATGAAGCAGCCTTTATATTAGAAACAACAGTAAAGTCAATCTTATTACCCACATTATCGGTTAAGGGTAAGAAGGTATTAATATTATCAACACCCAAAGGTAAGAATTGGTTATATCATTACTTTAATAAACCGTTGGATGATAATAAGTGGGTATCATTTAAATTTACATCTTTTGATTCACCCTACATTAATAATGAATTTTTAATATCCCAACGACAATCACTACCAGATGAAATATTTAATCAGGAGTATATGGGGGAGTTCGTTGATAAAGCCGGTATATTCAAAAACTTGGATGATATACTAATATTAAACAATCAAAAACCAAATGGTAAGGTATATTGTGGTGTGGATTTGGGGATGATAAACGATTATACGGTTGCTACGATAATAGATGATGATTATAATGTTATTGATATATTAAGATTCACACAAGTAACCTCAACCCAACTTAAAGAACGTCTATTAAACTTTTTTGATAGGTGGCAACCAAGAAATATAGTAGTAGAACAAAATGGATTAGGGATACCTACTGTATCTGATTTATTGGAATCTAGTTGGTCAGAATATATTACACCATTTGTAACTACCCCCAAGTCAAAAGCAGATATTATAACTAATATGGTGGGGTTATTTAATAATAAGAAGATAAAACTACCCAACGATAATAATCTAAGGTTGGAGTTAGAGAACTTTATCTTTATCAATACCCCAAGTGGAGGTATTAAATATCAGGGTGCTAGTGGTATTAGTGACGATATGGTGATGTCACTAGCGTTCTCTATTGAGAGTATGAATCGGGGTAACAAAAAGGTGTTTGATTATTCATTTACGATGTTATAAAAAACTATTAAGTTATATAAGTATTTATAATAAAAAAACGGATGAATACAGAATTAATAGTTTTTAAATACGACACCGACGCATCTTTTGAATTTCAAGATACTTATTTAGCGGCATCAGCATACGGAAGTAAATTGGGTTTAGAATTTAGTGGTGATATTACTAATACACTATACGTTGGTCAAACAATAACAATAGATAAAACCAATAAAACTATTAACCCTTGGATTGATGGGGTAACTACTATTATTGCTATTGAGGCTAGTTCAATATATCCCCCTCCCGGTAATTTAGTTTTTACAAATACTAATCTTGTTTCACCAACATTTACAGCAAATGAGAATGGTATTATAAAGTTTAGTGGAGATAATTTAGCCTACGAATTTTACGAATCATTAGACCTAAAAAATGATGGAGCATTTCCCCTAACTTTTTCAATCGCGGATATTCGTAATCCCGATAAACGTAATTCATCTTTTTCAAAAACTATTACATTACCCGGAACTAAAAAGAATAATATATTTTTCGGAAGTATATTTGAAGTGGGTATTGACGATACCTTTGATGTAACGAAGAAAGTTCAAGCGGTTGTATATCAACAAGGGTTAGAACAATTAAATGGTGTATTACAACTTAAAAAGATAACCAGAGACGATTTTAATAATATAAGTTACGAGATAGTATTATTTGGACAACTAGCAAATATATTTTATAATCTTGGGGACTTAAAATTGTGTGATTTAAATTTTGATGAATACGACCATACATATAGTTATCTATTTATTAGAGATAGTTGGAACTCAGCAATAATAAAAAATGGTAATGAATACGTTAATTTTACTACTGGTTATACCACCACCTTTACTGATACCGAATTTTTAGAAGGTAAAGTAGTATTGATTACTGATGGAGCACATTCATTCAATATCGGTGATACTGTTTGGGTTGAAAAAGATGATGATAGTATTAATCCAACATATAATGGAATGAGCACTATTATCCAAATACCCGCCTCGGATAAAATAATGATTAATAAATTGTGGGGTTCAAGTTCGGTATTGGAGAGTGGGACTGTGTATGTTAAAAATACAACAGGTGAAGGTTACGTATATCCATTTATAGAATATGGTAATAATTCATTAGCGGGTAACACAATTAATAGAGCGAATCCTTTATTAAATTTGGCAATATATACTAAAACAGTAGTTGATAAAATATTTCAAGCGGCTAACTTTACTTATAATAGTGAATTTTTTGAATCCCCCTATTTTAAAAGATTAATTTTACCTTATGTTGGTGAGTATTACCCAAAGACAACATTAGCAATTCAAACACAAGAATTTAGAGCGGGTATTACGGGTGGGACTTACGTTTATAGTAAAGCAGTTCAAAATGCTCCATTAAATAATATACTTAATGTTTATCTTGGGGATACGTCAGGTTCAACTTTTCCTGACTTATACGACAATAATAATAATTATAATGCGAATTATTTTGCGGGAGCATTACCATCACCCCGTTTTATATCTTTATATAATACCGAACAAAAATTTATAGTTGATTTTAATTTTAGAATACAATTATTACCCGCCGCTGGTAACCCATCTGTTGGTTATTGGGAGTATGTTAGTAACGATGGATTAAATTGGGGTAATGTTGATGTTACATTAGAACTTATAAGGGCTAACGCAGATGGAGAAACAGTAATTGCTACTAACTTATTAAGTTTTTCAACATTGGGTATCCAAATACCAACCTTTACTAATGACCCACTTGGTTATATTAGTCCTTATCTTTATGGTAATTTAACAAGTTCCCCACTACTTTTATCACCTGGTGATAATGTTTATCCAAGAATTACATTAGATAATACAAGAAATTTATCAGGTTCAAATTTAAGGGAAAATGCTTTTTATAAAAATGGAGCAATTGTTAGAATTTTAGTAGATGAAAATACAAGTAGTGGTTTATCAAGTAGATTTTATAATGTTGTTACATCAAATAAAATATTTTTAGACGACCCTATTAGTTTAAATAAATTATTACCCTGTGATATTAAATGTTCTGACTTTTTAATGGGGTTAGTTAAATTATTTAATTTGTATATTGATGAAGAAAAAGGTATAACAAATAGATTAAGAGTTGAACCGAGAGATGATTATTACGCTGCTGGTGAATTATTAGATTATACTAATAAATTAGATATATCAAAATCAATTGATATTACCCCACTCTCAGAATTAACTAGTAAAGATTTTGAATTTACTTATAAATCGGATAGCGATTATTGGAATCAAAATTATACCGATGCTCTAACACAAGTTTATGGTTATAAAAAAGTAACTACTGATAACGATTTTGTTAAGGGTAGCACTAAAATAGAAACTATATTTTCCCCAAGTCCGCAAGTAGAATATGCGGGAACTGGTTTATCATTAGTTGAAATTAAAAAGGTTACCGAACAAGATGGTGTTCCAGTAGATAACAATACAAAAGCAAATCTTAGGATTTTATATTATGGGGGATTAAAAACTTATAGTGCTTATAATACTCAATTTAACAATATATTTAAATTTAGATACCCAAGTGGTAGCACAATATCAACAAATACTATCCAACGATATTATCCCTACGCTGGTATGGAAGATGATGGGTATGTAAGTTATACATCATTAGGTTACGGATTACCACTCACTAATCAATATTTTAGACCCGTAATGTCAAACGGGACTTTATATAATAGATATTGGGGTAGATATATTTTTGAAATAGCAAATAAGAATTCAAAGTCGGTTAGTTGTAATATATATTTAACCCCCGAAGACATCTTTAAGTTGGATTTTAGAAACACTTTTTATATAAATGGTATGTATTATCGTTTAAATAAAATAAGTGATTATAACCCCTTAAATAACAATACAACTAAATGTGAATTTATTAAGGTTGAGGATACTATATCTTTTATTACAGAAGTTAAAAACCTAACTAATGGTAATGATGGTGGGTTTGAAGATAGTGATGATGATTTACCCAAAAATAATTTAATGCCCCTAAGAAATACTCAGGGTAGAAATATAGGTTCAAATAATACAATATCAAACGAAACTTATACTGTATTAGTAAATGGTAATGATAACAACATTTTCCAAAATTCAAATAATATATCAATACTTGGTGGAAATAACAATATTATTTTTGGTGGATTAGATAATGTTACAATAATTGGAACTAATAATATTACGGTTAGGGACTCAAACACTACGGTAATAAATGGTAATGTAACAAAAGATGGTATTATACTACCGTCAATGAATGTAAATGAAGGTGGATTAGATATAGTATATAGTTTAAGTTCATCACTTACAACTAATATTTGGGATGCTGGTGAAGATGTGGTAATTAATATTGGGTCTAATGAAGTAAATAATTCTATTGACGGTTCGTTGGATATTGTTTATGAAGCATAAAAACTATTATCACTAATAAATATTTATAATAAAAAGATAAAATGAGTATATTATCGTATAACCAAATTAACGAATTATTTAACCAAGTAGCAATTGCGCATTATCAGATAAAGCGTTTTGGTAGTGGGGAATTATCCGAAGCAGATATCAATAAATTTATATCAGATAATCAGGAATATCCCGTATTGTGGATGACCCCCGTTTCAGTAACAACTAATTCCAACGTATTACTATATAGTTTAAACTTATTGGTTTTTGACTTAGTAAATAAAGATAAAGATAATGAACAAGAGGTATTAAGTGATTGCTTACAAATAGCATTAGATGTTGTTCGTATATTAAGATACGGTAACGCAGAGTTTAATATTGTAACAGAACCCAATATTAGTCCATTTGCGGGTAGATATTCTGATTGGGTAGCAGGTTGGTCGTTAGAGATTGAATTAGAGGTTGATATCCAATCTAATAATTGTGATATACCATACGAAGGTTTAGACCTAACCCAAGTATTACAAAGTTTTGTTGCAGAAAGTGAGCCGGGTTTTCAGTGTATTGATTTAGAGGGGTGTGAATTAATTATTAATTTACAAGATGATGTAGCAACCGCATTAGGTAACGATATAACAGGAGGGACTTATAATAGTGGAACTACTAATCTAACCTTAACTAAGTTAGATGGTAGTCAAATAATTATTACGGGTATTACGTCAGGTGGTGGTAGTAATTTTAATTGTGATGAGTTAGCGGATTGTGCGATTATCACAGGATTAACGGGTGATGTCCAAACTATTTTTTCAAGTATAACCGGTACCCCACAACAAATAGCATATTATAATGTTGATGGTAATTTAACGGGTGATACTAACTTTACAAGATTAGATGAAACTAGTAATTATCAAACCCAAATAAATACTGTTAATTTTTCAAATGCCGCCGAACATCAAGATACTAAGTTTGATTATAATGTTGTTAGGGATAGAGTATATAATGATGATGTAGCGTTAGTTGCTGAAACTAATCAAACTCCAACGGGTTATTTTAATATCATTAATAATACAACGGGTAATACTTTTTCAGGTTTAGATATTTTAGAAACAACCGGTACTTTTAGATATACAGAAAGTGGTGGAACTTATAATGGATTTTTCTATAATGACCAAAATCCCGGTTGGAATGTAGAAAAAAATACTGTCCAATATACTTATAATTTACCTAAATCAACATACATCGCAGGTGGTGTTTTAACAGACCCAAACGGAGATGGTAATTTAACTTGGTCTTTACCTTGTGATACTTTAAGTGGATGTAGTGTTATTCAAACAATTCAAACAGATATAAGTAATAAGTTAGATAAAAGTGGGGGAACTATAACAGGGTCTCTTATTATTCAAAGTGGTTTAACCGCAGATACTTTAAATATCTCAACCCTCCCAACTTTAAATAATTCACCAACACAAATATTAAGTCGTAATAGTAGTACTGGTGTAGTAGAATATACCGAACCATCACAATACCTCAACGAAGCATCAACTGACCAAATATACGGTAGTGGTTTTGACGGTGATATCGTAATGGATGGAACAAATACTTATACTGCCTTTACTACAAAAGTGAGTGCTACTTATACTTTAACGAGAAGTATTTACGCAAATAATTTAACTCTAACTGGTGCGACTACTATTTTAGACCCCAACGGGTTTGGAATTTTTGTAAAGGGAACTTTAATATTGGGAATTTCAACAAGTATTCGTAGTAATGGTAATAATGGTAATAACGCTGTTGGGGGAACACGAGGAACAGGAGGAACAACAAGAGGGGCGGCGGCAAGTAACTATATTATAATGAACACAGGAGCCGCAGGTGGATTGGGTGGTAATGCTAGTGTCGCGGGCGCAAATATAACGGTAGGGGTAAATTACGTAGGTGGTATTGGTGGTAGTGGAGGACTTGCTTATCCAATTGGAAATAGTGGTGTTGGAGTTCCTACCGCTAGGGGAACGGTTACAGTAACCTCAGGTATTTTACAACAACCTTATTCAAGTAATTATTTAACACATTCACTTTATTATGGTAGTATCCAAATGTTCGCAGCACATCCTGGTGCGGGAGGTGGATGTGGTATTAATGCGGGTGGTGCCATAGCAGGTGCTGGCGGAGGTGGTGGTTCATCCCCTCGTGGTATTGTTATTATCGCAAATACATTAGATATAAGTGCCGCTGCTCCTACCATTCAATCAATAGGTGGTAATGGAGGTGAGGGAGGTAATGCTAGTGGAAATAACGGAACAGGTGGAGGCGGTGGAGGAGCAGGTGGTGGTGGATTTATTTATATTATCTCAAATAATTTAATATATGGAGGAAGTGGTCAAATAACTGCCGCGGGTGGAGTAGGTGGATTAGGTGGAACTGGTGTTGGAACTGTAAATACCCAAAATGTTGCGGGTGTAAGAAGTCAAAGTGGCTCTAATGGAGTAGATGGATATGTAGTATTAATAAACCCAGTGGCGGGCTCAAACGTAACTTATACTCGCGAACTTTAAAATTTAAAAAAATGATAGGAGAATTTATAGAAGGAAAAGGTTGGGAAATCCTTTGTGATAATTTAGGATTATTCCTTGGGTATGTTCAAGGTAGTAATATCCCCAACGCAAGAACAATTAGACCAAATGATGATGATTATCAAGTGTTTTGTCAGGAGATATTTCGTATTGATAATATTGATGGTATTTTTATATTCAACGGAAACGAAAGCACCCCAACTAATACATTAATTGATTTCGCAGTTCAGGAATCAGATAGGGTAGTTATTGAAGTGAATGATACTTTATACGATTGTTATTTATCAAACACTTATTTAAACGGACAATTTGCGACCGATTTAACGACCTTATATAACACTTACCTTACTTTGCTACCATAATGTCAATAGAGTCCAAAATATTAGATGTATTAAACAAATTTGGGGTAGAGATAACCTCAGACATCCAAAATATTTTACAGAATAATAATGCTATTGCTAGTGGGGACTTATATAGAAGTATTGATTATAAAATAGTTCAAAAGAAGGGTGAATATAAACTAGTAATTAGTTACGCCGATTACGGAGAATTTGTATTAAAGGGTAGGAGACCTGGTGCTAAACCCCCACCTTTTGCTCCAATAATGAAATGGTGTCAATTCAAGGGGATACCAAAAGAAGCCGCTTACCCAATTGCTAAGTCAATAGGTAAAAAGGGGATTAAACCACTAAACTTTATTTTTCCGTTTTTTAGTAAGCAAAATCAGATAGAGCGTTTTTTAGAACAGAACGTAGCGTTGGAAATAGAGAGGATAATAACGATTCCTAAAAAATAATATTTATAAATAAAAAAGATGATTAACTCAATATTTTATCCCGACAATTTCCTACCAATATATAATAACTACATTTATTCTGTTGATAGCACTTTTTTCCCTAATTTACCAAATAATTATAGGGCAATAGTTGATGTATATATAAACGATAGTAAAGTTGGGACTTTAAAATCCTACCCTAATCAAAATGGAATTAACTTTTTTAGATTAGATAGAATTTGTCAGGACTATTTTAGTTTTGATATTCACGACAGACCAAGTTTATCATCTTTGTGGTATGTAAATGATAATTCAGTTAAAAATATATATGGGGTATTTTACGAAGAATATGGGGACTTATCAACGGGAACAACAATCTTTACCGGTGATTCGGTAACAGGTAATACTTTAATCGCCTATAATGGTGCTATACCTTGGATTGGTGATATGACTAATAATTATAACCCCCAAGTTCAAGGAGTAGGTGCTCCCGTTAAAACAGGATTAAACTTTACTAATTATTGGCCTACTAGTTATATTGCGGAGGAGGGTCTTAATAAAATATTTATGACATACGCACCCCGCACTTTAAAGATGGATTATACGGATACTTATTATCTGAATATAATGACAAATACAGATGATGTTGCGGGTCAATTAGAAATTAAAACATACGATAGTACTGGAACTTTAATAGATACTTTATTAGAACAAAATCCTGACCTATCCCCAAGTTTAACTGGCGCATCATCAGAAGATGTTTTATTATCAGTTGGGGTAGGCCCGTTGGATATTAATACTAGAACACAATCAACAACAGGAATTCCATTTATAACTCCCCAAGTTACCTATTATACCGCACAAATAAAAAATAGTGGTAATACTGATTTTTCAAGTGAGATATTTAAAGTAGTAATGAATACTAAAAAGTATTATCAAAGGTTTAGATTCAGATGGTTAAATTCGTTGGGGGCTTTTGACTCTTATACTTTTGAAGGTAGAAACTCCGCAACTAAAAATGTTAGGAACTCAACTGAATATTCAAAATTATTCGGTTACGAAAATCCGCAAGGTGGTTACTTATACGAAAATGGGGGTAGAGGTAGAAAAACTATTTATCAATCCGTTGAAACACAATACCTCGTATTTAGTCAGTTTATTACCCAAGCGGAATCATATTGGTTAAACGAATTATTTACATCACCAGAGGTCTATTTGGAGGTCGTAGATGAACCTAAACCATTTCAGACAACCTACGATGTTGGTGGATTATTGGGTATTAGTTATAGTTCCCCCCATTATTATAAAAATAACGACTTAGCGTGTATAATTGATTGTGATGATGATACAAATAATCAATACGCTGGTGTAACAGTTGTTGATGATTATAATATATTAGTGGCAATATCTTACGTTGATATTCCAAATGGATTTAGTTTTATAATTGACGAAGATATTATATTATTACCTATAATGATTAATTCAAAAACTTATAATATTAGACAGGGTATTAGTCCTCGTAACATTCAAGTTCAGATTGACTTTACACTAGCATTAGAAGACCCTAAACAGAGGGGATAATATTGAACGTCGGTGTTCAAAATAAAACCCCCAATATATTAGTTTATAAAGGGGGTTTTATTACGCTGATAAAATAACAACTAAAAATAAGAGGATGAGAATTGATAATGCTTTTTTCATTTTACCTTTTTATTTAAAATACTAAAATCAAACTCCTCAATTCGTTTTATGGCCTCTAAGGTCTTATCTTTTTCCATAAACGTAAGAACCTTATCACATTCAATATCGGGATACTTGGCTCGTCTGGTGCGTATTATAAACGCATTTAAAGAGATGTGTGTAAAGTGGGCTAACCATAAATCTGATTTACTTTCATATTCTACCCCCTTATATTTACATCTACAACTTGTGTGTGGGTTTTTGCTCATACTAATAAATATAGTGATAATATAATAAAAATAAATTTTTATATTATTTAACTTTTAGTAAAGTTTGATATATTTATTAGTATAACATCCAAGTTATATTATTGTTGGACTATATATTATTATATATTTAATAATTAACCCCTCTACACTAACTTGGATGTATCGTAGTAGGGGTTTTTTATTTTAACCTACAAATGGTGATTCGTTTAAACTTGACGAAGGGGTGATACAAACCTAATAAAATAATTCTTTCTTTAAATGTTAATAAGTTTTAAACTTGTGTTACTATTAACAACCTCATCTAAATAGTAGGTAGATTAATCTAAGTTTAGTTTCTTTTTTATCCTCCATATATATGGGGGGTAAGGGGGGTTTTATTCTTTTATAAACTTATTTTTCTACCTTTCAAAATAGAGATATATATTATACTTAATAACATATAAAAAACTATTTTTAATTACAATTATATTCATATAGATATAAATTATAATTAAAAATATTAACTAATTCAAATTAGAAATAAAATATTTTATATAATATTAAAATACTTACAATTGCAGAACCACTAGCATAACCAATTCCTGAACATAATGCTAATTTAAATCTTTCAATATTAGTTTTTGATTCTATCTGATATTTAATAAAAGGTAATCCTAAAAAAGGACCTATAAATGCGAAGAATATCATTCCAATTGAATTTTTATTAGCAACTGAACCAATATAATATGTAGCAGCAATTTCAATTATTAAACTTGAAATAAATAAAATAAAATATTTCATAATATTACCATTTATCTACATTAATACCCAAAGGATGAATTAACTTTTGTTTAGATTCTTTATAAATAATTGGATTACGATAAGTTCCCTGATTAAAATATAATATTCTCCTCCTCTCCCAACGATTATCAAATATAATTGCTTTACGATAATGGGGTTTTTGAAATGAATCATTACAAGATGAAACACCTAGTATCAATAAAAAACTTATAATATACTTTATCATAAAAAACTATTATCACTAATAAGTATTTATTAATAAAAATATTATTATGAGTAAAATTACATCATACGCAAGAAGTCAAAATCACGGGGTAAGTGACCCTTTATCAGGAGCAACAGTTCCAGTATCCAACGACCATACAGATGGGTCTTGGACTATAACCGATATTTACGATAGGGAATTAATGATTAATACCGGTAATGGTAATTTACAATATAGAGCCGGTGCTGATATATATACAGTTCAAGCATCCCCTACCTCAACGGCAATAAAAAGTGTAACTAAACCAATGGGTGCTTGGGATATGAGCACCGCAGCGGCAGTTGATTCAATAAGTGTAAGTGTTGATGAAGTTTTTGGAAAACAAATAGTAGGATTAGATGCTATATTAATACCTGATGTTGGAAGTATATATTATAATAATGGTGATATAGGATACCCCCATAGTATGATACAATATGCTAATTCTTGTAAAATGCCTTTACAGATGTTATTGAGAATTTCCACATTAAGTAGCACCGCAGATATTATTTTAAATATAGAAACAACAGGAGCAGTAGAACTTAATTATTTTAGATTTTTTGCCGATAGTATTGATGCTACTTTTGCGGCAGGTGGCGCAGATAGGGGATACGTAACAGTAACCTATATTGATTAAATTTAATTAACACCCCAACGAAATGGCAAAAACAATAGATATAAATTTAGTTATCAAAACGGCGGGTTCTGAAAAAACAATAGAGCAGGCTAATCAAAATTTAACTGATTTAAAAAACACACTAAAAACTATTGATAGTGAAGGTAAAACCGCTTTTGGTAAAGACCTACAAAATGCTATCCAACAGACAACCAATAATATTGATAGTTTGACTGACGCAGTCCAAACAGGTGGGGTTAAAATAGAAGATACGTTTAAAGGGGGTAAAGAAACAGTAGAGGAGTTTTCAAAGACCGGTATTAGAGGGTTAGGTGCTTTAAAAAAGGAACTAGCAAAATTAAACGACGAATTAGAAACACTACCCGAAGGTTCAGATAAGTTTAAAGAATTAACAAGAGAAGTTAAGAAAACAGAAGCGGCTATTATTAGGTCTGAATCTGCCTTAGGTGATGCTGGTGATAAATTAAAGACATTAAGTGGGTCAGGTGTAGAAAGAATACGAGCATCTTTTGATTTAGTTAAAGAGGGTATATTAAATTTAGATTTTGGTAAAGTTAAAACGGGTGTTCAGGGTGCTAGTACCGCATTCGGGGGATTAAAAACCGCAATTGCTGCTACTGGTATTGGACTATTAATATTATTAATAACCCAAATAATAGCAAATTTTGATAAATTAAAGGAGTCAGGTGGAGCAGTAGGTGCGGTATTTACCGCAATTGGTAAGGTAGTTACTTTTTTAACACAGGGTGCTAAGGACTTATTAGACACATTAGGATTAACTGATTCAAAAGCATCAGAAGCAAAAGAGGCGGAGAAGGAATATGGTAACGCAATTAGAGAAACTAATAACGCAGTAGGTAAGGCAAGACGAGACCAATTAGTATTATCGGGTAAATTGTCCCAAGCAGAAGCAGATAGGGTTACGGCTAAGGAAAAGTTCATTACCGACTTTATTGCCATTCAAGAGGATATACGAACTAAACTAAAAGAAGCGAGTAGTCAAGCATCAAAAGATAAAATATTAGAATTGGGGAGAGCCCAAACCGCTAAATTATCTGAGGAGTATAAATTAGATTTAATTAATATTAGAAAATCGGAAAAAGAAAAAGCGGATGAAATTAAAAAAACAAACGCTGAAACCTCAAAAGAGTTATCAGATAATGCTGCTGAAAAAAGACAAGAAAGATTAGATAAAGAAAAAGAAAATTTAGATGCGTTTAATCAATTAGTATTAGATAAATTCAACGAGAGTTTATCAGAAGAAGAGAAAATTTTGTCTAAACAAAATGAAGAAAGAAGAACGGCATCATTAGCGTTTGATGCTCTAACTGATAAACAAAAATTAGCACAACGAGAAAATTTTAATAACCAATTAAAGGAGATTGACTTACAAGCGGATGCTGATTTAACCGCATTACTAAAAGCACAAGATGATGCTACACAGGCTGAGTTTGATGCTGAGGCTGACGCAAAAAAGAAACAAAGACAAGAAACACAACTAGCGTTAGATGTTGAATTTGCTAAACAAAAAAAGGCGGCTATTGATGAAGCGGGGGGTGAGTTACCAGAAAATGCGACACCTGAACAACAAATAGAAAAATTAGAAGCACAAAAAGAAGTTGCTTTATCGTTTGTTGAGGCTGAATCAAAAGAGGCTTTTGAAATACAGAATTTTTACGATAAATTAATTACCGACGAAAAAACAAAAAGACAAGAAGCGTTTTTCGCACAGGCAAGAAAATTATTAGGTCAGGCTAATACTCTAAATAATGCGATTAACACTTTACAAAATCAAAAAGCAAAAGGTAATGCTGAGTTAGAGAAAAAATATGCTAAACAACAATTTAATAGAAGTAAGGCGTTGGGTTTAGTTGAGGCTGGTATTAACACCGCAGAAGGTATTACCAAAGCAATCCCCAATCCAGTCGCAATAGCATACGCAGCGGTTGTAGGTGGATTACAAATAGCGGCAATTGCGGGTCAAAAGTTTGACGACCAAGGAGGGACAACACCCACATCTGACGCACCCGCACCACCAGCAGATTTATTAGGTGGGGGTTCTACCGCACCACAAGGGGCAACATCTAATCAACAAATTGGGGCTATTAATCAAGCAGGATTTAAAGTATTTGTAACCGAAACAGATATTACAAGTGTAATAAATAAAGTTGATGTAATAGAATCGCAAAGTAAATTCGGTTAATAGATAATCAATATATTTATATATAAAAACAAAATGAAAAAAAATGTTATAACAATACCCGAGAGTTGGGACGATATTAATTTAGGTCAGTATTTGGAGTTTTTACAAACTGACTTTAAAGAATTGGGTGAAATACAAAAGATGACTAGGGTAATATCAATATTAACCGATATTGATGAAGAAACTATCCAAAATTATAATTTAGATGAAATAAATTATATTATTAATCAATTAAGTTGGTGTTATTTAAAAAGTGATGGTCTATTAAATAATATAGTAACTATTGATGATGTTAAATATGGTGTAATAAAAAACCTAAGTAGTATTAAAGTTGGGGAGTGGATTGATATTGAGGGTAATATGGATAACTTTAAAGGTAACCTACATAAGATATTATCAGTAATATATAGACCCGTTACTAAATATAGGTCAGATGATGATTACGAGATAGAGGATTACGACGCAAATACGGCAAAAATAAGGTCAGAATTATTTTTATTAAAGTTCAAAACCTCAGATGCGATGTCAGCGTCACTTTTTTTTTGGAGTTTCGTAGAAAATTACTTGGAGAGTATGGTGGAATATTTGGAACAGGAGAGGATAGCAATAGCGATGGAGATGATTTCGCTGGATTAAGTAAAAAAGAGATTATTGAATTAAAGAAGATTGATGAACAAGATAAAAGATTTAGGTGGTATTCGTATATATATTTATTAGCGGATGGGGATATCACAAAATTTAAAGATATAATGGACTTATCATTTATTTTGACCCTCAATCATATATCCTACAAAAAAATAATTAAACAAAAAAATGAAGGTAAGTGAAAAAGGTATTAACCTTATAAAAAAACACGAGGGATGTAAATTAACTAGTTATCTCTGCCCCTCTAAAATTCCAACGATTGGATTTGGTAATACATATTACTTAAATGGAACAAAAGTAGAGTTGGGTCAAACAATAACACAAGACCAAGCCGATAAGTTATTATTATCAATATTAAGTAAATTTGAAAAAGATGTTTGGTCAGTTATTAAACAATCCGTAAATCAAAGAATGTTTGACGCATTAGTATCATTTACATATAATGTAGGGTTTGGTAATTTAAAGTCCTCTACGCTCTTAAAAAAGGTAAATAAGAATATTAACGACCCCACTATTAAAGATGAATTTCTTAAATGGAACAAAAGTAGGGGTAGAGCCTTAAAAGGATTAACCAACCGAAGAATGGATGAGTGGTTACTTTATAGTTCAAAATAAATTTATCCAACTAAAAACATATTTAAAAATAAAAAAGATGGCAGAGTTACCCCTATATAAAATAGTAGTTAATGATGATGATGAAACCGGTGTGGATTTTATATCGTTAGTTGATGAACCAGCAATAGAGCAGAACTTTATCTTATTAAAGAAGGAGTTTAAATTTGCGATTGATACTGAAAAAAAGATATTACTAGGTCCGTTATTAATCCCCGATAAAAAGATATTTAGAGTATCCGAAGAATTGGGTGAATATAATATCTTATTTGAAAAAGACACTATTGAAAAAATAGTTCGTAAGTATAATAAGAATAATAATAATGGTAAGATTAATCTCCAACATAATAGTGGGGATGTAGTAGAAGGATTTTTAACTGAGAATTGGATAGTTGAAGATAAAGAATTTGATAAGTCAGTTAAATACGGATTTAAACCCGAAGTTGGAACTTGGTTTGGTAGTGTATATATTGAAGACCAAAATTTTTGGGATAATATAGTTAAGACCGGTGAAGTAAAAGGTTTCTCAGTTGAGATATTGGCGGGTATGGAACAAATACTAATGTCAGTTGAATCTCAGTGTGATAGGAACTCGTGTAACAACGATAATGACCCTAACCACAATTGGGATTACGTAGAGGAAATAATGATAAGAGGCGAGTTATTACGACACGAATACGAGAAACAATTAAAGGAAGGTAAGTTAGAGTTTAGAAAAGTTAAGTTTGAGCGTTGGGTATGTAGAGCAGATGAATTAACCTGTCCTATTTGTGTTACTTTAAATAATCTTGGATGGCAATTACAGGGAACATTTTTTAGATATAGTTGGAACGGTCAATCCAAACAAGTATTAATGCCCCGTTATAGAGAAGCACACTCTGAAATAGGGGAAGGTAGATGGAACGCAGATGATTCAAGTTGTAGATGTCAAAAAGATAGTTTCACAACTGATAGTAATAACCCTAATTTACCTACATTCCCAATATTTAGATTACCGAGATGAATAAGATAGAAAAATATAAGTTATTAAAGAACTACTTTGCTGAGGTAGGCCCGAGAGGTGGTATTAACCCCTCAAAAAAAGCACCTAATAGTGATACTCCAAATAAAAATCCAAAGGGTGAAGGTTCGGCAAAAGGTGATGCTGGTAATACAAGAGGAGCAAAGGTTACGGCAGAACAAGAAAAAACACTACAAAAAAAGGCAGACGACTTTAATGAAAGATATAAAGATAAGTTGGGGTATGGTGCTAATATTGGTGCGTTAAAGGCAGTATTTCAAAGGGGTTTAGGAGCGTTTAATACTAGTAGTAGTCCTTTTGTTCGTTCAGCCGAACAGTGGGCTTACGCAAGGGTTAATGCCTTTTTATATATAATCAAAAACGGAAGACCACAAAATAAAAAATATACTGGTGATAATGATTTATTACCAAAAGGACATCCTAAAAATCCCTAATTAAAATGAACGCTATCCAAAAGTTAAAATTTATTAAAAGGTTATTTTTAGAAACCTATAATGATTATCCACAAGAAGCGGTAGATATTGCTAAATCGGCTATTGAACGTAATTTAAGAAACGATAATAAGTGTGGAACATTAGTAGGTAAAAATAGAGCACAACAAATAGCCAATAAAGAGAATTTATCAATAGAGACAATCAAAAGAATTTACTCTTATATATCAAGGGCTGAACCTGACTTTAATGAACAAGACGACCCCAATAGTTGTGCTAGTATTAGTTTCGGATTATGGGGTGGTAAGCCGATGGGAAGATGGGCTGAGAATAAATTAAAACAATTAAATTTATAATTAAGATGAAAGTAATTTTAAAATGGGTTTTATTAATTTATACAACATTAATGTTTGCTATAATCATCTAACACGAAAAAAAATAAACAAAAATAAAAAATAAATACTTATGTATAAACCAACTAAAAAAAAACCTAAAAAAAAATGACGACTATTCAAAGAATAAAACAGATGTTAGAATTAGATAAAATATCTATTTCTTTTAAAGAAGCGGTATTAGATAACGGAACAAGAGTTATCACAGAAGGTGAATTTGTAATCGGAGCACCCGTATTTGTTATTGGTGAAAACGAAGAACAAACACCCGCACCTAATGGGGAACATACAGTTCCTGAATTAAACGTAGTAATCACTACTGAAAATGGTATTATCACAGAAGTATCTGAAATTACCGCTGAGGTAGAAGAAGAATCAACTGATGAAACATTATCAATTACACCCGAAGAACAAACGGCTATTATATCAGAAGTGATGTTAATATTAGACCCAAGATTTGCGGAGATGAATTCTATTCACGCACAGATAATGTTAAGAATAGATGAATTAGAGGCTAAAATGAATGGTGAGGTTGAAATGGCGAAAGACATTAAAACACTTAAAGAGCAAGTAGAGGCTTTCTCTAAATTACCTGGTGGTATATCAAAAACAGTAATTGACGAACCAACTAAGAAAAATAGAGAATCGTTGGAGAATAAATTAGAGAGATTTAAAAGAATTACAAAAAAATAAATATTTTTTGACCACAATAAAAATAAAAAATATTTATTAATAAAATAAACTAAAAACTAAAATAAAAAAAAATGGCATTTGTAGATAATACAACATTCACAGGTAGAGACGCAGAAGGATTCTACTCAGCGGCTTTACTATCAGGGCCTTCAAAAGGGTTATTAACTCTTATTCCTAACGTAAAGTCAAAAATTAAATTAGCAGGTTTTGATTTGGGTAACATCCTTCAAGACGCTGATTGTAGTTTCTCATCTAGTGGTGAGGGAACATTGGAACAAAAATCTTTTACGGTTTGTCCAATTAAAATTAATCTTGAATATTGCGCAAGAACGTTTGAAACAAACTATTTGTCTCAACAACTTAGAGCAGGGTCAATGAACGGTGAGGTAATGCCTCAATCAATGGAACAATACCTATTGGAACTAACCGCAAGAAAAGTATCTGCTGACTTGGAAACAATCGTATGGCAAGGTAACACAACTGGGGCTACATATCCAATCAACGTATGTGATGGTTTATTGTTTAAATTCTCAGGTGACACAGATGTTGTTAAACCAACAGGTTTCGCATTAACACTAGCAAACATTATCTCAGGTATTACAACTGTATATAACGCAATCCCAACAGTAGTATTTCCAAAAGAAGACCTTAAAATCTTTATGGGTGTTGCGGCTTGTAAATTATATAAACAAGCAGTAGCAGCAGCGTCAGCAGAAGCGTATTACGTAGGAGCAAAAACTTT